AAAACTTTTTACTAGGTAAAATTTTAAAATCAAAAAAAGCATGGTACACAATAGCAGGTATTATTGTACAACTATTGCATGAATCATTTGGACTTGATCCACAAGAAACACAATCAATATTGTATTCTATAATAGCACTTGTAATTGGTCAAGGTATAGCTGATTCTAGTGCTAAAAAATAATAGATACAGATTAAAGCCACATGAAATAGTGGCACTAAAAAAAATGAGGGAATCCGAAACTAGAAATGTTCTAGTTATCGGAGACCTTCATATTCCATTTGAATTAGATGGATATTTTGATTTTTGTTTAGAACAATACAAAACTTATAACTGTAACCATGTAATTTTTATAGGAGATATTTTAGACAATCACGCATTTAGTTATCATGAACCTGATCCTGATGGAATGAGTGCAGGTAATGAATTAGAATTATCTATAAAAAAAGTAAAAAAATGGCATGATGCTTTCCCTAATGCAGATGTATGTATAGGTAACCATGACAGGTTAGCAGCTAGAAAAAGTTTTACAGGTGGAATACCTAAAGCATGGATAAAAACATATAATGAAGTATTAGGAACACCTACTTGGAATTGGGTAGAAAGTATAGTATATGATGATGTACTTTTTGAGCATGGAGAAGGTGGACAAGCTAAAACAAAAGCAAAGAATAATCTCATGTCAAGTGTATGTGGGCATACACATACTGAAGCATATACAATATGGTTTGTTGGAAAACGATATAGAGTTTTTGCATTACAAACAGGTTGTGGTGTAGATAGTTCTAGTTATGCAGCAAATTATGCTAAAAACTTTAAAAAACAAGCAATAGGTTGTGCAGTAATATTAAACAATGGTACACTACCTATAAACCTTTTAATGCCTTTATAATGAAACCTAAGCACCAATTACCTATTATTATAGTTTGGGCATTTGTTCTTATTATATTAGCAACCTTTATATAACTTTCTTAACATTATAATTGTTAATAACTTTTTAACTAAATTATGTTAGTAATTAATTTTATTGTATATTTGTACCATGTTTAACAATAAAAATAAGAAAATGACAAGAGAAATTAAAATAGGTACATTAGTAAAGTCAAAAAAAGATGACAACTTTACTACTTGGGAAGTAAAAGAAATAAATATAGGATATAGTGGTAAAAAATGGTACACTTGCGAAGCAAGACACGATACTAAACTAAACTATGGTTTTGATAATATTACTAGAGATTTTAATGAAAAAGAAATAGAATTATATTAATAAATAAAATAAAATAATAAAAAAATGTATAAAGTAATAAACAAGAAAACAAAAGCAGTTCATTTATTAAATAATGAACAATACAAAAAGTTCTTTGAACTAAAAAAAGCAACTAAGCAAAGAAAAGTATCATACGAACATATAGGAGATAAATATTATAGTTATGATGTATCATGGTTTGCTAATAACTATGAAGATTATGATATAATAAACCTTAAAGATGAAATGTATAATGATATAGTAAATATTGCATTAGCAGTAGCAACTGTTACTGTTGTTGTAGCTATAACAAAAATAGTAATGTATTATGTGTAGTTATTATGTAAGTAATTGTTGTGGTGCTGAAATAGAACAATTAGATGAAGAAGTAAGTAATTGTTGTTCAGCTAGATATTTTGATGAAACACATTTTTGTAGTGATTGCAAAGATAGTGCAGTAGCAATAGATAGAGTATGTTCTGAATGTGGTTATGAATGTGAAGAAATAGAAGAAAGAGAATATCAAGCTAAAGAAAGAGAAAACTATCTTGAAATTAGACAAGATGAAGAAAGATATAAAGGTTAAAATTGTTTACCTTAAAAAACAATAAATATTAAATATATAAAAATGGCATTATTAAAAACAAGTAAAGTTAAAAGTGTACAAGCAAATGGTACATGGGATAGTAAACGTGGTGATACGTTCTACAAATTTGAAGTAGAAATGGAAAATGGAAATGCAGGTGAATATTCATCTAAAACAAAAGATCAAGATAAATTTGTTGTAGGTGAAGAAGTACAATATGAATTCGAAGATGGTCGATTTCCTAAAATCAAACCATATTACAACAAAGGTAATTATCCTTTTACAAAAGCTGGTGATAATCCTGATAGACAAAAAGCAATAAACAGGTGGGCAGGTTTAGGTAGAGCAATAGATTATTTAGGTGCTTCAGCTAGTGAAGAACAATTATATAAACAAGCAGAAAGATTTATAGAATGGGTAAATGAAAAACAAAAAGAAACATCTAACAATACAGATGATTTACCATTTTAATTTATAAGAGGTGTAGATATTGATAAACAACAACAGAAATTAGTATTAACATAAAATTAATTTTACAACTTGGTACTACACCTCTTTTTTTAAACACTTAATTATGAATGAATTACAAAAAATAGATAGAGTATTAAACATTACAAGCAAAGTTTGTAATGTAGATTATAAATTATTAAAAACAAGAAGCAGAAAATTTGAATTAAATTTAGCTAGACAAATAGCTTGTGTATTATCTATTAAACATTTAGGAATACATAAGGTTAAGGTTGCAAAACGTATTAAAAGAGATAGAACAAGTATGAACCATTATATAAAAAACCATGAAAACAATTATGATGGTTGGAAAATATACCAAGATAAATACGATCAAGCATTTGCAAAGCTATTGAAAGGTAATAGAAAGCGTAAAATTTTACATAAAAATAAATTTATTAATATTGTAAGTAAAATTCATGTAACTAATTGTAAAGCACCTGATGTTACAATTACAGTTACTTGTGGTAAATATAAACATGAATTTTATGTAGGTGTATTTAATTTTGAAAGGGATATAAGCACTATAAAAAAAGCATTTGAAAAATATGATTTTAAAATAGATTATAAAACTTATGAGGGATAAACCTAATTATTATGCAATTATACCAGCAAATGTAAGATATTCTAGTTTAAAACCTAATGCTAAGTTATTATATGGTGAAATAACTGCATTAAGTGGTAAACTTGGGTATTGTTATGCAGCTAATAATTACTTTGCTGATTTGTATGGAGTTAGTAAAAATACAGTAAGTAGATGGATTAGTGATTTAAATAAATTAGGGTTTATAAATATAGAAGTAGAACGTAATGAAAAAAAACAAGTGATTAAAAGAAAGATAGGTATAGTACAAAATGATGATAGGTCTATATACAAAATGAGCAAAGAGAATAATACAAGTATTAATAATACAAGTAATATAAATATAACTAAAGAAAAATTTATTGCTGAGGTTATGACTTTTGATTATCCAAAAGATATGTTAGAAGATTTTATTAATTATTGGACAGAAGGTAAAAAGAAAATGAGATACCAAAAACAAAGTACATTTGAAATAAAATTAAGATTATTGCGCTGGTATAAAAATCAAAAGAAGTGGGATAGACCTAAACAAACAGTATCTAAAATAGATAGCCAAATAGATGAATATTTAAAAGGTAAAGATTTATTATGAAACAAATAAAAGAATATAATTTAAAAGAACTAACATTAAAAATATATGATTTAGTTAGTATTACATCAGTAGAGATAGGACACAAGACAGATGGTAAAACAATGGCAGCATTATCTAAAATATTTGCAAGTGATCTTATAAAAGAAAATTTATTTAAAAACCTATACTTATACCAAATAAAAGACGCTTTTAGATTAGGAGTAAGATTTGGTAAAGATGAACCATTTTTAAATATTAGAACTTTTTATAAGTGGGTGTATGCACATAAAAAAGTAGTTGATTATGCTGAACATCAAGTACATAAATTAAACGTAAATCCAAAACAAGTACCATATTATCATGAACCTAAAAAATTATTAAAATGAAAATCACTAATGAAGATAATATGCAATTAATGGCTAAATATGAAGATAATTATTTTGATTTAGCTATTGTTGATCCACCTTATGGAATAGGAGATAAATTTAAAGGTGGTAAAAGCGGTAAAATGAATTTTAACGAAGTAGTAAAAAAAGGCTGGGATATTTCACCGCCTAAAAAAAAATATTTTAAAGAATTAAAAAGGGTTAGCAAAAATCAAATAATATGGGGTGGTAATTACTTTCTAGATAATTTGCATAGTAGTAGATGTTTTATAGTTTGGGATAAAAAAGTTAGTGAGAATTTTAGTTTGGCGATGGCTGAATTTGGGTGGACAAGTTTTGATAAGTTGGCTAAAATATTTAGAATGTCAGTACCAAAAACAGGTGGTAAGATACACCCAACCCAAAAGCCTGTAAAACTTTATGAATGGCTTTTAATAAACTATGCAAAAGAAGGACATAGAATATTAGATACACATTTAGGAAGTGGATCAATAGCAATAGCTTGTTATAATTTAGGATATGATTTAACTGCTTGTGAATTAGATAAGGAGTATTATAATGCAGCTATGAAAAGAATAGAACAACACAAATTACAAACTAGAATATTTTAATTATGAAAACAAAAGAAATTATAAAAACATTATTAGAACAAAACCCACAATTAAGAGATAGTGATGCAAAACTTAAATGTAGGTTTTGGACAAACGAATTAGAAAGAAGAGGTATAGATACAAAAAAAATTACTGCACATCAATTTTTAATTATGTTATCACAAAACAAATTACATAATGCAGAAGGATTAACCAGAATGAGAAGAAAGGTACAAGAAGAAAATGAACATTTAAGAGGTGAATTGTATAAAGAAAGACAAACTACACAACAAAATAAAATGAAAACTAAACTAGGATATAATATAAAAATGAGTTGTCAAGTACCAAATAAAAAACCTTATGTAATAGGTAAATACGATGAGTATTAAAAAACCAATAAGTAAATTAAAAAAAGAATTAGATAAGTGGTTCAGCTTGTATATTAGATTAAGAGAAAGTACAAGTCAAGGAATAGCACAATGTTTTACTTGTGGTAAAATAGATTATTATAAAAAATTACAATGTGGACACTTTCAAAGTAGAAGACATTATGCAACAAGATGGAATGAATGGAATTGTCAAGTACAATGTGTAAAGTGTAATATGTTTGAACAAGGTGAACAATGGAAATTTGGTTTAAATATAAATGCTAAATATGGTGATGGTACAAGCAAAGAATTAGAATTTTTAGCACAAACTTCTATAAAGAAAATGAGGGTTGAATATGAAGAAGATATACGATATTATAAAGCACTTGTTAATAACTTAAAAAAAGAAAAAGGAATAGAATAAATAATTTTTTATATTTGAGATATGAAAAAAATAATATATGCTAATAAAGAACATCAAGTTATAGTTAGCAATTATATTACAATGATAAAAGAATTTGTTAAAGATGTATCTAATGATGTAAGATGGAAAAATTATAACCAAGTGTATGATTTGATTGTAGATTATCACAACAACTATGGTAAAAGCACAAAAGAAAATAATTATTGGGATTGGTTAATGATATTGCCAATTAATTTGTCAGTAATGACAAATGGTTTTTTAGCTGCAATAGAAACAAAAAGAAATAAAACATTAGTAAATTCATATAGAGTTTTAATAAATGAAATGCTGCATGATGTAGTAGAAAAAATAGAAAAATTAGAGCCTTACAATGAATGATATATATAATTTATTAGCAAAACTATTACCAAAATATAAAGATATTGCTGGTTTATATACAAAAGATAAAAACGAAATAGATGATAGTGTTCAAGAATTAATGTTATATTTTATGCAAATGAACGTACAAATACTTAAAGATATATATGCAAAAGATGGCGAAGAAGGTTTATTAAAATATGGTGCAGTAGCATTAAGAAGAGCATTAACAAGTAAAAGATCAGCATATTATTACAAGTATAAAAAATATTATGCAAATCTTATAAATTTAAGCTATAAAACAACTACAACACAAAAAAACTATTATAAAAGCATATATAATATAAAACAGGAAGAAGAAGAAGATATAAAAGAACAAAAAATACAAAAAATAGAAGCAGAACTAAATAAATTACACTGGTACGATAAAAAGGTATTTGAACTATATTATGAAGGGCATACATTAGATAGTTTAGCTAAAGAAACAAAAATAAGTAGAAATAGCTTATATACTACAATAGATAAAGTAAGAACTATATTAAAAAAAGAATTAGTAGGTGAATAGGTTTTTTACATCTAATGAAGTATATAAAGATAGATTAGATATATGCAGAAGTTGTATATATTATTTTAAATTAACAGGACAATGTAAAAGATGTTTATGTTTTATGAAAGTAAAAGCAAGATTAGCACCTATGGCTTGTCCTGAAAAATATTGGAATAAAACAACTACAATAGAAACACCTAAAGGATTACCTGAAGAAATAATAGAAGAAGTAAAAAAAGTATATCCTGATATAAAAAATGGTAGAGCAAAAAATATAGAAGTAAAAAAAAGAATGATAGAACTATACAATACAATATATCAAACTAATTATAGTACAGGAACTAATTGTAGTAGTTGTTTAAGTAGTTGTTTAAATGGAATAAAAGATATATATATAAAGTATGGTAAGTAGTTATTATGTTTTCATTTTTTTTATTGGTTTTGTTATTTCTACTATTTACCATACTTTTTTAAAATTTAAGATATGATAGAATTTTTAAGACATTTTACAGGACTATGTGGTGAACCACACACAAGTTTATTAACTTTAATATTTGGTACACCAATATTAGGATATTTATTAATCAAATTTAAAAACAAAAACAAATGAGTATATTTTTTGGAATAATAGTAGGTTTTTTTGTGTTTGCTTTTATTATTATAAGTTATTTAGAATATAGAGCTGATTTACATGAAATGCACAAACTAAAAGAAAATTTAAAGAAATATGAAGAACAAAAAAAAATTAAAAATACCTGATTACTATATAGGTAAAGTTTATGGTTATGAAGCAAGAAAGATTATAGAAGATTATAATTTAAGTTATAATGTAGGTAATGCAGTAACATATTTGTTAAGAGCAGAAAACAAACATAAAACACCAATAGAATGTATAGAAAAAGCTATAAACCATTTAGAGTTTGAACTAGATAAAATAAACAACAAGAAATGACTCTATATAAATGTGTATATTGTGAAGTAAAAAAAGAAATAAGTAAATCTACTATTGTATTAAGGGAAGGCAGGTGGGTTGTTAAAGAAGCACTATGTGATTGTGGCAAGTATATGGAAAGTGAAATAGTAGAAGGTATGCCTGATTTAATAAGAACAGAACCTACATTAAGCAAAAAACGTGATATGCTTTGGGATAGTGCAAAAGAAAAACTAATAGGAGAAAGAGGTGTAAATGAAGATTTTAAATAATGGAAATAACTAATGAAGATAATATGCAACTAATGTCAAAATATGAGGATAATTTTTTTGACTTAGCTATTGTGGATCCGCCTTATGGTGTTTTAAATAAAACTAAAAGAGGTGCGCAAAGAAGTCCAAATAAATATAAAGTAAGAGCTGAAAGTTGGGATATAAAACCTAATAAATGTTATTGGCAAGAGTTATTTAGAGTTAGTAAAAACCAAATAGTTTGGGGTGGAAATTATTTTACTGATAATTTATACGAAAATAATGCTTGGATATTTTGGCATAAAAAAAACCCTGTTGATAATTATGCTGATGGCGAGTTAGCTTGGACTTCTTTTAAAAAAAAGCAATTAAAATATTTTGATTATATGTATTATGGTGCAATCAATTCAGAAAAAAACAGATTTCACCCTACACAAAAACCTGTAAAGTTGTATGAGTGGCTGCTGATAAACTATGCTAAGGAAGGAGATAAAATACTTGACACACATCTTGGAAGCGGTAGTATTGCTATTGCTTGTCACAATTTAGGTTTTGAATTAACTTCTTGCGAGTTAGATAAAGAGTATTATAATGCAGCAATAAAAAGAATAGAACAACACAAAGCACAAAAAAGAATATTTTGAAATTTGTAATAAAGGATAATAAAGATAAACAAAGTCTGATAAACTATCTTAAACAATTAGGTAGTGATTATACAGTTGAGGTTAAAAAACAAAAAAACAATAGATCAATGATGCAGAACAATTATTATTGGAAATGTATAGTACAAGTATTAGCAGAAGAACTTGGTTACTTTAATGATGAAATGCACAATACACTAAAAGTTAAATTTGCAAGTGAATGGTCAAGTATAGAAGTAAACAATAAAACAATAGGACTACAAACAGTTAATAGCACTGCAAGAATGAACACTAAAGCATTTGAGATATATACAGAAAATATACGAATATGGGCATTAAGTGAATTAAACATTAGATTAATGTTACCAAATGAATATAAATAATGAAAAGAAACAAAATATATAATGAAAACTGTTTAGACACTATGAAAAAAATGAATAGTAATTTTATAGATGCTATAATTACATCACCACCTTATGATGATTTAAAAAAATATAATGGTTACACTTTTAACTTTGAGAGTATAGCTAATGAATTATATAGAGTATTAAAAGAAGGTTGTGTTTTAGTATGGATAGTAAATGATAGAATTAAAAATGGTAGTGAAACAGGCACAAGTTTTAAACAAGCACTTTATTTTAAAGAAATAGGTTTTAATTTACATAATACTATGATATGGAACAAAACTAATCCAATGCCACAAATACAACATAATAGATATTTAGATGCTTTTGAGTATATGTTTATATTAAGTAAAGGCAAAGTAAAAAAATTTAATCCTATACGAGTAAATTGTAAAGATGCAGGTAATCAATATAAATACACTACAAAACACCCTTCAGAAAATAAAGATAGAATAAAAAAAAATTTTAAAATTAATAAAAATAAAATATTAAATAATGTATGGAATGTTGCGGTATCAAAATTGAAAACAACACACCCTGCAACAAGTCCACAAAAACTTATAGATAAACATATTATAACATGGACAAATGAAAAAGATTTAGTATATGATTGTTTTAGTGGTAGTGGAACAACTGCTTTAAGTTGCATTAAATATAACAGAAATTTTATTTGTAGTGAAATTAGCAAAAAATATGTAGAACTAAGTAATAAAAGAATAAAAGAAATAAAAGCACAAAACAAATTATTTTAATTTCTATTATATAGTATAGAATTGATTAATCAATCTTTTTCAATTATGGATAAACGAATAAACAATGGTGGTGCTAGAAAAGGTGCTGGTCGTAAAAGCAAATCAGAAGAACAAAAGTTAATAGAGAATTTAACACCTATGAACAGTATGGCTTTAAATTCTTTAAAACAAGGTTTAGAGAATAAAGAACAATGGGCAGTAAAGTTATTTTTTGAATACTTTTATGGTAAACCACAACAAAGAGTAGATGTAACTACAAATGATGAAAGTATTAATATGCCTATAATAAACTTTGTAGAAACTGAAACTGAACAATAAATATAAATTACTATTTAATTCTGATGCTCGTTATTATATAATAACAGGTGGTAGAGGATCAGGTAAATCATTTGCAGTAACAGTATTTCTAACATTACTAACAATGAGTAAAAACATTAGGGTATTGTTTACAAGATATACAATGGTATCAGCACATTTATCTATTATACCTGAATTTTTAGAAAAAATAAAATTACTAGGTTTTGAAAATATATTTAGTATAAACAAAGCAGAAGTATTAAATTTAGGTAATAAATCAGATATACTATTTAGAGGTATTAAAACATCAGCAGGTAATCAAACTGCAAGTTTAAAATCATTACAAGGAATATCTTGCTGGGTATTAGATGAAGCAGAAGAATTAATAGATGAAGATATATTTGATACAATAGATTTAAGTATTAGAGAAAAAAATGTACAGAATAGAATTATACTAATACTCAATCCTGTTACAAAAGAACACTGGATTTACAATAGATTTTTCCAAGATAAAGGTGTAGAAGCTGGTTTTAATGGTGTTAAAGACAATGTATGCTATATTCATAGTACATACTTAGACAATAAAGAAAACCTTTCTAAGAGCTTTTTAGAGCGTATTAGGACTATAAAAGAACGTAATATAAAAAAGTATAAACACCAAATACTTGGTGGTTGGCTTGACAAAGCAGAAGGTGTAGTATTTGATAATTGGACAATAGGACAATTTAATCCTGATGGACTACAAACATCTTGTGGTATGGACTTTGGATTTAGTGTTGATCCTGATAGTTTAGTAGAGGTTGCAATAGATAAGAAAAAAAAGAAGATGTATGTTAAAGAACATATATACAAGAATGGTTTAAAGTCGCATGAATTAGCTAAGATAGTATTAGATAAAGTAGATAATAAACTTATAATAGCTGATAGTGCTGAACCTAGATTAATAGAAGATTTAAAACACTTAGGTG